ACAATGAACCCACTCTTACTCAACAACAATTCAAAGAACAGTGTGATATAAACAACATTATCAAAACTTACACTCAAACTGGAGAGCTACCTCTCTCTAAAAAGGTTGGTCAATTCTTGGACGTTTCTCACGTTCAAGATTACCAAACCGCACTCAATACCGTTATAGAGGCACAAAGTGCATTCGATAACCTACCTTCAAAAATTCGTTCTCGTTTCGAGAACGACCCAACTCAATTACTGGCGTTCATCGAAGATGACGCCAATTACGCCGAAGCTCAAACGCTGGGACTCTTACCGCAAAGTCAATCACCGTCACAGACAACCAATCAAAATACCGAAATCTCCCCAGCACCTCAGCAACCGGCAAACCCAATTCAAAAATAAGAGACCTCCCTGCCAGACATGGCGTGGAGTCTCCATTCAATCAATAAACCCAAACCGTAGGTCAACCCGAAGGCAGCGAAGCGCAGCCTTAGGGGAGGCCATCGGTTTGGCTTCCTCAGCGGAGGGGTGTTAGGGGAGGTGTGGTAAATCCACACCTCCCCTAACTACTTAAAAATATATATTTATCACTTTACAAAAGCCTAATTAGACACTAATTAGGAAACGACTTAGGCAATCGCGCCTAACTCAAACAAAGGAATGAACATGACGCACAAAATCTACTCAATCAGAGATCAAAAAGCTGAATACTTTACTCAGCCTTTTTTCAAAAAAACTCACGGCGAAGCCGAACGAGATTTTCATCAATTAGTTAATGATGAAAAATCACAACTCAATAAATTTCCGGAGGACTTCGATCTGTACCATTTAGCTACTTATGATGACGAAACCGGAAAAATGACTCCTTTAGATACACCGCAGCATATAACAAAAGCGGTGCAACAGAAAACAGCATCCATTCAATAGTTTTCCACAGGCAGTATTACCTCCCTTGATGTAATACTGCCCACTGACAGGATGCCTCAATATAAAGCATCCTTCAGAACTGGACTAGACCTACCGAATAGTCCTAAAAAGGAGAACCGAACTAATGAAAAACTTGCCACTTGCCGAAATCATTGACATGCTACTTAAAATCTTCAAATATTTTAAAAAGGGGAAAAATTGTGAAAAGAAAACCGATGAGCAAAAAGCATTCGAAACGAAGCTTCAAGAAGAACTCAGGAACTCACAAAATTAACTTATCGCCTCGTTCAATGCGCGGCGGTATAAGATTATAAAAAAAAAGGCCCGTACAAATGCGCTGTACAAGCCCCAAAACCGTAGGTTTTAAATCCGACGGCAAGACCCTTTGTTGGTCTCCTAAAAATTATAGCAAAGAATACCCCACATTTCAACTACCATGTAGCAAATGCATATCTTGTCGGCTTGAATATGCCAGACAATGGGCACAAAGATGCGTTCATGAAGCATCTATGCACGAAAACAATTCATTCATTACTCTTACTTATAACGACGAGAACCTCGGAGACAATCGACTCGATTACAAAGACTTTCAAGACTTTATGAAACGTCTTAGATCCAAAAACCCTCACCTTGATATCGGCATGTTCGTCACCGGCGAATATGGCGAAGAATCAAAACGTAAACACTGGCACACAATTCTTTTTAATTATCGCCCTCACGATTTAAAAGAAGGCAAAAAAACTCCTCGTGGTGATCAAACTTATACTTCTCAAGAAATTGCCGAACTCTGGTCTTTCGGCAATGCTATCATCGGCCAAGTAACCTTCGAATCTGCTGGTTACTGCGCTCGATATTCTGCTAAAAAACTTGTTCACGGTAAAGACGATGAACACAACTACAAACCCATCTGCCGCATGAGCTCAAAGCACGCTATCGGCAAAAGATGGCTTGAAAAACATTGGGAAGATGTTTTTAATCATGGATATATTATCAATGCGGATGGCGTTAAATCCGGAGTCCCTCGCTATTACGAAAAATGGCTGAAAAGGGAGCGACCGGGCCACTGGCGCCACTACCGCACCAAAGTCAAAGAAGAATTATTGTTACAATTAATAACAAAAGAGGAGGAACTCGCCAAACAAGAATTCGATATCAACTGGGAACGCCTTAATCAAGGCAAACCCAAACAAATCTCTAGAAACGAAACCCGAGCACAAATTTTAAAAGAAAAATTTGATCAGCTCCAACAACTATTAAAACTTTAAGGAAACCATGCTTAAATCTAATCGAAATTCACAGCACTCGTTCGCACAAACGCCGAACGTAACAATGGCACGATCCGTCTTTGACCGATCTCATACGACAAAGGACACTTATGACTTTGACTATCTTGTTCCAATCTTCGTCGACGAAATCTTACCAGGCGACACTTGCAATCTCAACGTTTCTACGTTCCAGCGCCTTGCCACTCAAAAAGTTCCAATCATGGACAACCTCTACATCGACTTTTTCTTCTTCTTCGTTCCAAATCGTCTTGTTTGGACGAACTGGGAAAAATTTAACGGAGCCCAAGACAATCCAGGCGACAGTGTTGACTTTATCATTCCAACGCCTACTACAACAGCAGGAACAGGCGAAGCCGTCGGCTCCATCGCCGACAAGATGGGAATCCCAACAGGCGTTCCAGGCTTAGCAATTAATGCACTCCCTTTCCGCTGTTATCAAAAAATCTACCAGGATTGGTTCAGAGATGAAAACTTACAAAATTCGGTCCTACTTTCCACAGACAACGGTCCGGATTTACCATCGGAATATGCGCTACTCAAAAGAGGCAAACGTCACGATTACTTTACTTCGGCATTACCGTGGCCTCAAAAAGGAGCCGCAGTCACGTTACCGCTCGGTACGTCTGCACCCATATTCGGAACAGGACTTTTCGATTCAACCGAATCAGCCGGAAACCGAATAGCCATCCATAACTCCGCCGGTGCATTACGAGACATTAAAAAATCAACTTCAGACTACATCGTCGGCATGGGAAACAACACCGGGTCCAATCAGCTCTTTGCTGATTTATCATCCGCATCTGCCGCAACCATTAACCAATTACGCCAAGCCTTCCAAGTTCAATCATTATTAGAACTGGATGCACGTGGAGGAACTCGCTATGTCGAAATTCTTAAAGCTCATTTCCAAGTTACGAGTCCCGATTTCCGCCTACAAAGAGCTGAATATCTTGGCGGCGGACAAGTCAAAATCAACGCTCACCCAATCGCACAGACGAGCCCTACTTCAGGCTCAAATGCCCTTGGTCAACTCGGAGCTTTCGCGACGGCTTCTGGCTCTGGCATTGGCTTCACACACTCATTCGTCGAACACGGCTATGTCATCGGAATCGCTTGCGCACGAGCCGACTTAACTTATCAACAAGGCCTCAATCGTATGTGGTTCAGATCCACTCGATATGATTTCTTCTGGCCTAAACTTCAGGAACTCGGCGAACAAACAATTTTAAATAAAGAAATTTATGCTCAAGGTACCGCGAACCCTACGCAGGATGCCGCGGTTTTCGGTTACCAAGAGCGCTATGCCGAATATCGCTACATGCCTTCAATGATCAAAGGAGAGTTCCGTTCTACGTTTACTACTCCTTTGGATTACTGGCATATGGCGGAAAAATTCACTAGTCTTCCTGCTCTAAATTCGACTTTCATCGTGCAAAACACGCCGATTGCTCGAGCTCTCGCTATTACCGACGGACCTGATCTATTAACGGATTACTGGTTTTCTTATAAGCATGCACGCCCAATGCAGACTTACTCTGTACCTGTCAAGTTAGGTAAGTTCTAATGAGCTTCTGGAAAGATCTCGAAGAAGCCGTCACTAGTCCGACTCATGCTGTTGGCGGCATTGCAAACGGACTTAAACGTCTCACAGGTATCTCTGGCACATCGCAAATTGGCGCCGGCGCCCTCTTCGGAGGGGGCGCCTACCTTTCTGGACTTGCTGGAGGCTCTGCCGCAGCCGGAGGAGCCGGCGCTGGCCAAGTTTCCGCCCAAGCCGCCGCAGGAGCCACTGGCTCATCTGCGTTCGATGGCTGGGGCACTGCGGCCCTTACAGGAGGTCTCTCATTTCTCGGAGGAGAAAGCGCGAATGCACAATCCCAGGCCAACTCCCGAGAACAAATGGCCTTTCAGGAACGGATGTCTTCCACGGCGCATCAACGTGAGGTCGCCGACTTAAAAGCAGCAGGACTCAATCCTATCCTTTCTGCCAACGCAGGGTCTTCTACTCCCAGCGGTGCTTCATCTCAGGCGCAAAATACTATTGCGCCTGCTCTTGCATCCGCTATGGAAATGAAAAACCTTCAACAAGGTATGCTTAAACAATCTCAAGAAATTGAGAATATGCAAGCTGCCAAAAACTTAACTGAAGCCCAAGAGAAAAAAGTAAAAAAAGAAACTAAAATTCTTGGAAAAGAAGCCTGGAAAGGCGAACTTACCGACATAATCTGGGGTAAATTAAAAAATACGTGGTCCAATTCCGCAAAAAATATCGTTAAACCATCACAAACACAAAAACCATCAATGACCAAGCAATCACTTGATTCATTAATGCAACCTATGAGGAACCCATAATATGGATATTAGACAAAAACCAAACCAAAAAATCACAGTCCGTAAAAACGGCACTATCGATATCGTATCTATCAACACCGAACCCACTCTCACTCAACAACAATTCAAAGAACAGTGCGATATTAACAACATCATTAAGCACTACACTCAAACTGGGGAACTCCCCCTCTCTAAAAAAGTCGGTCAATTCCTAGACGTCTCAAACGTTCAGGATTACCAAACCGCACTCAACACTGTGTACGAAGCGCAACACGCCTTCGATGCACTCCCTTCATCTATCCGTTCTCGCTTTGAGAACGATCCCAATCAACTCCTCGCATTCATCGAAGATGACGCGAATCACGAAGAAGCTCTCACTCTCGGTCTCTTATCTCCTACTGCAACTTCAAAACTTCAAAAAACTCCTACTGCATCTACTACTCAGACCGAATAACTCACTTCTTCACTTCCTAAAAGCACGCTCTCGGGGATATTCCTTGGAAAGGGACCC